TGTTGTTTTTTGCGCATAAAACAGATACGCAGCAGACGTTCCAACCTCAAAAACGTTTTGTCGAGTACTGGAACCCCACACCCTGATACTAACTGGTAGTTCTGAATTACCTGAATTAAGTAAAGCAAAACGATTGCCAGTCCCTGTTTGTTTTCTAATTACTAAATCGGCAGTTGAGTTAACCTCATCTTTGTTGATGGTTAGCGCCTGCGCTGTAGCACCGTTAACAGTGCCACTTAGTAGTTGAACCGCTCCATCATCGCCATTTAACAGCACTTGAGCGCTGCTTCTGTGGTTTTTCAGGAACAACATTTTGCCTGTGCTTTCTGATGTGCCTACCGACCACGCCGAATTGGTTCCAGTGCTATCAACACCACGAACGGTACAATTCATGCTGCCATAATCTGACGTACTTCCAAGCACATCAATCCGCCCGCCACCTAATTTTGATGGAGTCGTCGAGGTTAACGACCTGACGGTTACATCCTGATTCCATCCGGAAACAACAACCTGACTCCACGCTGTCCAGTTTCCATTAACAACAAAGCGAACGTATATACGTTTTGTGTCGCTGTTAATCAGCGTTTGCATGTTCGCATAATCTGAATCCCTAACCTTACGAGTCGATTCAACACGGAGCAAAAAGTTACCTGTTACGCCGTCAGGCTTGTTGGTGATATTTGCACCACCTGCAGAGGATGGACAAATATAGTATTTAACTGCCCCGGCATCTGACTTGATGATGGTCAGGTTGTTAAGATTAACCGTCTGGCCGTCAATGTTTTCCGGCTCGATGGCTCCTGCTATCCCGGCACTGAACGTAGCAACGGCTGAAAACGCTGTCGTACCTTTGAAAGCCAGTTGACCACCAATCGTTAATCCCTTGTCGAGTTTCGCTTGCGTGATCAATTTGCTGTTTTGTTTCTGATCAGGACTCTCACCAAAAGCCAGATCCCCATTAGTATCAATTCCAAGATACTTTGGGTTCACGTTGTCTAACTTAAACCCAATGGACACATTTTCAGAAGAACCAGAACGCGTTAAAACCAACGGCGTGTGCTGTACTCCATAGATGCTTAGCGTAGTTGCCGATGAGTCAGTGTCGGTATTTGCAATCTCAATCGTTCTGCTTTTAATTTTATACGCTACTGTGAGATCACGGACTTCAACCCTCCCGTCGTGACGAACAACAAGATCCCCTCCTGATGTCCCCCCTGCTGTCTTTGCCCTGATGCGAACTTCGCCAAGCGAATCAGTGTTAGGACCAGCATAGATTATGCCGCGCTCTGTGTTATCGCCAGTATAAAACCGCAAAGCGGTGACTCCACTGTCTGCCCGCAGAAAGACTGACGGTGTACCTTTTTTGATTGTCAAGTCACCAGTCATTGTATCGCCGGTTTTTTTTACCTGCGCATCGTTCGTTACGTTGCCAAGTCCAACATCCGATTTCGACGGCTTGTTTGCCGAGCCGTATAGCTCATTGACGCTAAAAGTCCCGTTGTTAAGCCGGGCATCGTTGCCGGCATAGATCTTAATCTTCGCGGTTGAGTAGTCGATATTGATCGCTGACCACGTATCGCCGCACCGCGAGAATATACCAGAACCGTGGCTATAAATGGTCGCCGTGCTTCCGGTCGGCTTATCACCGCGCCAGAAATGACCACCTTTGTCACGCAGAGCTTTTAAGATCTCTACATCGCTCATCTTGCCGTTTGTTGATATCCCGCTACCGCCAAGACCGAAAGCGCCTGTAAGCATAGCATTAGAAAGACCCAAATCTGCTTTAGTCGGCTTGTTTACCTGGTCGTAAATCCTTACAACGTTGCCTTCAATATATCCAGAAGGCGCGGCGGTTTGCTTAACAAATCCGTCTGGAATGTATAATTCTGTGTTTAGTGTTGTCTGCGCCAGCACCGCAACCTTTGCGTCGTTAATAAACGCACCCTGGAATGCCCAAACCTCAATAAAGCCGTCACCTTTAACCAGGCCGTAACGCATCTGGTTGTTATCGGTCAGCCCGGTTGACCCTAAGCGGCGTATACTCAGATGACGAGAAACATTATCCGCACTAAGCAAAGAAGGCAGACCGCGCGCCGAGATCTCGATAAAGTCAATGTTTCCGTAAGGGGAGCCGTAGTTACCAGCGTTAGTAACCATTAGCGTTACATGACTTCTGCTGGTTCCAGGATCGGAAAGTTTCGCGATCTTTATGTAAAAAGGCTCACTACCAGTAACAACGGGCCAATCGTATTGCGTCATCGGGCTGACGAGTCCCCCGACCTTGTCGAGATATTCTTTCGCCTTGTTCTCTGACGCTTTAGCGTTGGTTTCGCTGACCTTTGCTGCTGCCTCACTATTTTTCGCGTTGGTTTCTGATTTTTTGGCTGCTGTCGCGGAGTTTGCCGATGCAGTTTGTGAGTCTGCTGCCGCCTGTGCGCTGTTATCCGCATTCGTCTCAGACGTTTTTGCGGCCTTCGCGGAATTTCCTGCCGCCGTTGCCGAGGAAGCTGCACTACTGGCACTTGATGATGCGTTCGTTTCTGATGATTTCGCTGCCTCTTTTGAGGCCGCCGCATCCCGGGCTGAGGTGGCAGCTTCTGACGCTTTCGTGGTCGCGGTGGATGCAGAAGTAGCTGCAGATTTTTGTGACGCTGCAGCATTCGTTTCTGACGTTTTCGCCGCACCGGCACTGGTGGCTGCCGCGCTTTTTGAGGACTCTGCAGCGGCAGCACTTTTTAATGCTTCAGTGGCCTTTGTTGATGCCGTTCCTGCGCTGGAAGATGCTGACTGAGCAGATGATGCAGCCTGTCCGGCTGACGTGCTGGCGGCACGTGCTGAGCCTGCGGCATCGGTTGCATGGGTTGCCGCCTCACAGGCAGATGTGCCGGCATCGCTGGCTGACTTCTTTGCGGCAGCCGTGTTCTGTGCCACTGCGGACGCGTTATGCGCCACCTCTTCCACCATCAGTTCAAAGCGGCGCAGTGCCTCCGGACGGGCATCATCCTCCGTCATGGCACCAAGAAAATCATTCAGCGTACCCGGTTGTGAGTCTTCATACACGGTGATGGTCCCGGCATGCGATGGCGGGAAGCCTTCCACCAACAGAATAACGCTGTACTGACCGTACTCAACGTCCATGCTGTAACGCCCGGCTTCATCCGGATTTTCTGAGGCCACCGTGTTCACCACCACCGTGGTGCTGTTACGTTTTGCTTTCAGCTGGATTGTGCAGTTCTGTACCGGTTTACCTGCACCGTCTTTCAGTACACCTGAAATCTTTACTGCCATATTCACCCCACAAAAAAGCCCGCCTGAACCGGCGGGCTGTCATAACACTGTGTTACCTGGCTAATCAGAACTTATAACCGACACCCACGATGAAACCGTCAGTGCGCCAGTCGCCACTGCCGGAGCCTTCATAAGCAATATCAATGGCCACGGATTCGGTCGGGTTAAACTGCACGCCAGTCCCCCACGCCAGAGACGTGTTGCTGCGGCGACCGTCATCACTTCCGGTCAGCACTTCGTGCGTTTTCCCCTTGTTGTCAGTTACGCGGAGATAATCCCCGGAGAAAGTAGAAATACGGCTGTAAGCCACACCCGCCATCGCATACGCGCTGAACCATTCATTCACGCGCACAGACGGCCCCGCCATCACGCTGAACCAGCGGTTACGCACGGAATCTTCATGCCAGCGGGTATCGCTGTAATGAGTCAGCTGGCGATTCTTGTCTTCTGCATAGCTGAATGACGTCACCATCCCCAGCGTGTCCGTAAACTCATAACGGTATTTCACGTTAATCCCGTTAAGATCATCGCTGCCGGGAACGTTCGTCGAGGCATGAAGATACCCCGCGCTCAGCGAGGACTGATGTTCAGACGCCCATGCAGGCGCACCGGATACGACCAGACAGATGGCTGCGGACAAAATGGCTGCACAAACTTTACGCATAATTACCTCTCGCTTTTCTGCAATAAAAAAGGCGTCATTCCTGACGCCCTTTATTGGGGTTATAACAATTTCAACGAATACTGATACCGGAAGCAGCCTTTTTGGTCACAATCACCGTACAGTCGGTGATATTGCCTGCCCCCTGATTGCCTTTCTGGAAAATCTTAAACTCCAGAGTGACGCTTCCCCTGCCACTCGGCATATCAATAACCGCACTGTAACTACCGGGAATGGCCCCTTTAGTTTCTCTGGATGCGATTAATACGCCGTTTTTGCGAACTTCAAAACCATACCCCGTGTACCTTGTACCTCCCGGGTTATCACCACTTCCCGGATCGTCATACGCTATACCGTTAAAGATAATGGGCGGAATAATGATTTGACGGTCAAAGTTATGATCATCGCTGATGGTGACTGTAACCGTCCCGTCTGGTGTTTCCGTATTACCCCACGTACCAGCCTGTTTCGGGAATGATTTGGATACTGTTTTAACAAAATCACCTCTGACCTGATTCGCCTCCAGCATGCCCTTAATCGTACAGTTTTCATTTATCGTGACGTTGTTGAGCGTCCCGGAGTTCGCATTCACACTGCCACTGATATCCGCATTTTTAGCGGTCAGCTTTCCGTCCGGTGTCAGGGAAAATACCGGTGGATTTCCACCACTGGTAATGGTGGGGGCCGTCAGACGTTTGAGGAACACGTCGTTCATGAATATCTGGTTGCCCTGCGCCACAAACATCGGCGTTTCATTCCCGTTTGCCGGGTCAATAAACGCGATACGGTTAGCAGCAACCAGAAACTGGCTCAGTTTGCCTTCCTCTGTATCCTCCATGCTGAGGCCAAGCCCCGCGACATAATGTTTGCCGTCTTTGGTCTGCTCAATTTTGACGCCCCACATGGCATTCCATTTATCGTTGGCGTCTTTCCACTCTTTCGAAAACTCCTCCAGTCTGCTGGCGTTATCCTCCGTCAGGTCGACTTTTTCCAGCAGCTCCTTGCCGAGATGGGATTCGGTTATCTGGCCTTTGAAAAAATCCAGGTAACCTTCCGCATCATCGCTCGCCCGACCGACGGCCTCCACGAATGTCGATTTGCCAACGGTGTTCACACTGCGGATATAAAAGTAATAATCATGGCCCGGTTTGATATTGATACTGGCGGCTATCCAGTACAGCGCCGTACCAAGATAGCGGGCTGTGGTTTCAACCTGCCTGATATCGGTAATCCGCTTTTCCGAGAACCAGAACTCAAACTGTACCGTCGGGTCATAAACGGCAAGATGCGGCGTGGCGGTTATCTGAAAATAGCCCGGCGTCAGCTCAATCCTCGACGGTGCTGCCGGTGCGGCAATCCGGAACGATACCGACGCCGGATCGCCCTGCTGCCCCCACGCATTTACCGCCCGGACTGTCAGCCTGTAGTTCCCCAGCGCCAGTTGCCTGAAGCGGTATGTGGTTTCCGTCGTCCGGGCCGTGCTGACCAGCCGCTCACTGCCGTCATCCGCTGTTACGGTCAGACGGAGCAGGAAGCTCACGCCCTTCACCACCTTCGGCGTGTCCCAGCGCGCCAGCACCTGATATTCCCCGCTGTCTGCGGTGACTTCGGCAGTCAGGTGCTGCACCGCTGGCGGCGTGACACCATTCACCGTGCCGCTCTGGTCGCCGTCAAAGTGCGCCCCGTTATCCACGATGGCTTCTTTTTCCGGTACATGCTGCACGGCGGTGATGGCATACGTGCCGTCGTCGTTCTCACGGATACTCACGCAGCGGAACAGGCGCTGGCGCAGCGTCGG